CCGGAATGGATCCTCTAACTTCCCTCTCTGTAAGAGATTTCAGGGTTAGAACCTGCTCATCGTGGATGAGACCGCTGATGTCAGCGTGTAGTAAGGTCCCCGAATCCGTCTGGCATAAAGACAATTCTGAATCTTCCCTCCGGGGGAGCATAGGAGTAAAGTCCTGTTTCTTCTAGCACTCGGGCTTCGCCCAGAAAGTACTAGAGTAACCAGATAAATTTTCAATTTACTTGGTTTTATCTTCTATAATCCCTTTTATCCAACTATGTGAAAGATCGTATAAAAATTAATGTTATTATCACAAAACGTTTGTTTCGCAATTTCTCAAATTGCTCTAATCAAATCATTTCATTCCACAACAAATCCGCTTATGCCCGCTTCTATGAAAGCCCACCGACTGTATAGTCAAGTGGACTGGCAAAGAATCGAAGCAGGAGCTTTCGCGTTGATAACGCCAGAAGCTCCCGATATCATCTTTTATGCTACCGAAGCTGAATATATAGGCCTATTACGGGTCTATAAATCCAAGGATTCCCGCCTAGTAGTTCTCGCCGCTCCGTTCGAGAAAAATGCCCTTGACTCTAGTTTTGATACTTCCATTAATCTCTCTAATTCCCCCCCCACAATTGATGTGTTGGGTAGAGTTAAAGACTTTCTTCCTCCACTTTTACCGTTTAGACGGTGGATAAAGGAGAATAAAGAAGGTACTCTACTAGAGCTCAACGTGAATAACGTTAAGACGGTGGTTCAGAAGTATGGTCAACTGATTAGCTTCTGGGCACTAGGTAGAGTTCCAAACAAACTTGAAATCCAAGCTTTAGATGAATTTTCGTCAAATCTTCAAGATTACTTACGGAAGGAGGGTTACCTCCGAACCTGTAAGTGTCTAAAAGCGGCTTTGGTCTATCTCGGGCACTTCCTATCCGGGAAGCCTGCCAGAGATCCTTTCTTACTCGGAATCGGTATCGGACTGAGTAATAAAGGTTTACCTAGACTCTTCCCAAACCAATGGAGGAGAGAAATCCATCAAGGAAATCTACCCTTTATTAGGTTTGTGGTTTCTATTTTATCTTTTTATCGTGGGACGGTTGGGGACGAACATGCCCCTGTTTCCTTGGAAACAGTGGTTGATGACGATCCCGACCGAGTCTCAGATTCGGAAATCGAGACCATCCTAGATGAGGGTCTAAAACAGTATCAATTAAATCATGATCGATACTTCAAGAAAGTGATCGAAGATCACTCTGAGAGGTGTCGAGGAGGTTATTTCTTTCAGAAATACTTTAAATTCGATCCCGAAGAGGACAGATTAAAGAAGAACCCTTCCATTTTCCCGGTCTGGTCCTCCTCAGCTAATGGGAGACCCGGAATTGGGTCGTTAGCTAAGGATTTAGCCTTTATGGCCAAAGGAGGTAGCGCTTATCTTAAGAGCTATCTCGCCTTATTCGGTACTGATCTTAAATCGTGGATTTTCGATCGTCTGACTCCAGAGACCCAAGGTGAATTCCTTAGTTATCTGAAGACAGTCCCAAACAATGACTATAGTCAACGTTTAGGGCCCGACAATAAGGTTAAAAGGGATAAGGATGCCGCCTTCGGGGGATCCTTATCAATAAAGGTTGAACCAGCTGGTAAAATGAGAGTGTTTGCAATCGTAGATTGCATTACTCAATGGGCTCTTGCCCCCGTTCATGACAGATTGTTTTCTGTTCTAAAGACGCTCCCGGGTGATGGTACTTTTGACCATCACGCGGCGGCCGTCCGGATTTCAGGTTTAGAAGGGTCGTACCGACTCTCTTTAGATCTGAAGTCCGCCACGGATCGGATGCCTGTCGGATTGTACGTTTATGTACTGGACAAAATATTTGGTGTTGGATTTGGAAAGGCCTGGAAAAAGGTCCTAGCACGACAATTTGAAATCCCTCGTGGTTACGAAATCGATGATTTTACTAACCATTCGGGAGATAGATTTGTACGTTACTCCATCGGGCAACCGATGGGGATGCTATCATCATGGGCCGGATTAGCGATAGTTCACCACTATCTTGTTTGGACGGCTGCACAAAGGTGTGGCTGGGATTTCGATACGTTCGAAGATTACGCGATAATTGGTGATGACGTAGTCATCAGCAATCCCGTAGTTGGAGAAGCATATAAAACGTTACTCTCAGAACTGAGAGTACCCTTTTCTATTCCTAAGTCGTTCGAATCAGATAAAGGCTTCTTTGAGTTCGCCAGTGAAATCTGGCTTGGTGGAGATAATCTATCTCCGGTCCAGCTCAAAGAAGTCTTAATGTCTTCAGACATGAGTAGACGGGCCAATTTAGTAAATCGGCTCGCCACTCGTTGGTACGGACCGGGAATCTCACTAAGTCGTTTCCTCGCACTCGGTATGTCACCGAGTGATTGGAAAAGGCATAGTGGAGAATTCCTGATTGGTAGAATGGTTACCCCCTTTATGAGGGTGCTGGCTGGGTTCCTCCTATATCCGTCTAAACAATGGACCGCGCTTCTCTGGGATACTCCCAGGTATGAAGGCGTTTCATTGCATCGACGTACAGAAGTGGCTGTAGATATGTGGTACTCCGCAATAACGGGGTATCACAATCCATTTTCCCTGGCCCATAACCATGACTATCTTGAATCAGAAAAGAGACTAATACCCAAAAGGTCTTCGTCGCCCGATGAATGGAAGATGCTTGACAGCTTCTTCCTCGGGATGAGTACCTATATCTCTGAGGCCGCTGAGCAATACTACTCTTCGCTCCGTACTAGAGCTGAGAAGTTTGCCAAGCGAGCCGACGGTGTGCCACACTGGTACACTCTATCTCAAAAGATCTACTTCGAGTTGTTCTCAACGACTCTTTTCGTAGTTCGATCAGAGATGAATAGGCTTCTCCAAGGCTATGATTATTTTAATTTTAAAATCAAGAAGTCCACCGAACCAGTATTCGCTTCGAACCGCGACCATCCCTCACGGGAAGGCGAGGTTCGAACGGAAAAGTATTTAGATAGACTTCCAGACAAGGACCCGATAGACGATTGTATTAAATCGCGAGGATTATACCCAGTATTGGCTAATCCTTCAGAATCAATGATTCCCGGGGTGACCCGGGTTCGGCAGTTCCAAAGTGATTTAATGGAAGGACGATCTCAGATCTACGATCTAAGTACCATGTTTTCTTTCTTCTCAGCTATTTGTGGTAAAATACCAACCCTTTTTGATCCATATATCTCCTCATGTTGGGAGATTGACGAAAAGAGCTCGGACGAGCTCAAATCGACAGCTTTATGGATAAGAGCCCTGGATAAGGCTCTTACAAGCTTGCGAGGAACTACACCTACATGGCTATTGGCAATTCGCGGCGTAACAAACGTTCGTCGTGAACTTACCAAACTTACGGCTGCTAAGGCTCTTCGGCTCTCAGCAATCCGCCTTTTCTATAAACATAGAAAAGCCCTTGCAAAGACCGATCAGTCGTTAACACTGGTAGAGCGATTCGAAAGCGCGGGAATCAAGTTCCCTTTCGCTTCATCTACTCCGCAGCGTCATCCCGACTTGGAGGAGTTCCAAGCTCGATTGGCAAAATCAGAAGGACGCTTCATGAGGCGTCATTTTGATAAACCGCTTAAACTCGGTTTTCCTCCGGTCTTATACACCGTTTATCTTGAGAAGGATTCCCAAGGTAAGCGTGTGGCTAGGATTAGGGTTTTGCGTAAGAGTCACCGTCGAAAGACGAGAAGGTCACAAGCACGCTCGTAACCCCCTACGAATATTTGTCCGCGTTGGTCTGGCTTTTCTTTCCAGATTCACCAATACGCTCAAATAGGATAATTCCCC